CCAGGTGCCAGTGTCGACGGGATAATGATGTCATCCCCGTAAACACTGATTCGAGACACCTCCTCACCATGATAATGAGCGTACGCTAGGGCAAGGGAGTAGAAGATCAAACTCTCGAGCTCGAACGTAAACCCATTACCCATGGATGAGAACTTCTGGTAAAATATTTTCTCACCAGAAGGAAGAACTCCGAAGGGCGAGCGACTCTGCTCTAGAGCCTCAAGCCAATCGGTCCGGATGAGGCGGCTGACGAGCTGTCGTGAGACAGTGTCAGACGCCATCGAGAGGTCAATTGTTGCCAATTTTCCGCTCAACGACCCAACACGAGCCAGCCGCTGATTACGCGACTGGTCGTTCAGGTCACATCCGGCAAAACGGAGACGTTTACGCATGAGAGCGCCGATCCCCTTCTGAACGAACATGTTCATACAGGGCTCGATCGCAATCGTGCGATCCGTTTTGTAGTTCTTCGGCACAGTTACGATGCGGTTCCCGTCCACAACTTTGACATAGTCGCGGATGTGGGCGGGCCTTTCCAATGAATTTTGGACGATCTGTTCCCAGATCGGGATCGAGCGAATAGCTGCGATCGCAAGGGCCGCATTGCCTGCAGTTGTCTCGGGTATACCCGAGTATTTGAACGCTGCATCCGACATGCGTCGGGGCAACCGTGTGCTCGCACCCGGTCCCCAACCCATCCCTTCAGCCGCAGAGTTCCAACAGAACGGACCAAGAATCTTTCCTGCTATAAAACGAGCCAATTCAAGAATTGGTTCGTACTCACCCTTGAAACCGGTGGTAGCAAGTCGGATGTTGGTCTGCCTGCAGAGCTCTTCCGCCTCGTGGAAACGTTCCCACGTTGTAGCGACCTTTACGGGATTAGGCTTGCCGTCGTCAAACTTCGATAGGAGTTCCGAGAATAGATATCTCGGAGCTACTTCTCGAAGGTCGCCGGGAGGCAAACCATCCCCGCCTCGTGGGCGGCCTGGGCTCTCGATTGAGAGGTTCCAGACGCCTGCGAGCTTGGTTTCAAACCTTGAAAGGTCGAAGCGGACATCAACTGAAGCAGTCCGTAGACTGCGAGGAGAGTGACTAGCCATAGGAAAATCCTCATAGCAAGTACCCCAGTGGGGATACTTAGCAGGGCCTCGGACGCGCTTCTGTAAAGAAGCGCTCGCTGATCGTCTCTAGACACAAAGCCGACCTGGGTTACCAGAACG